CAAGAACATTTGACGATGGTGGAGAAGTACAGAACTTCTTTTCTGGTGGTGAGATAGACAGTTTTGTTGACGATCAAGATAGTGGCAACAATTTTAGTGGTGGCAACAACAACGATGATGATGATGGTTTTAGTTTTGACGATGATGTTTCTGATTATCAAACAGATGATTCTGGTGTTTACACTGGTGGAGATGATCAATCGATAGCTTTACCCACACCAAGACCACAAATATTATTAGATGCAGTGGGAAGAGCAGAAAATGAAATATTTGGTGGCACAGAATCAGATGCTTTAGGTTTTTTTAATAAATCTGGTGGATTAAGTAATAAGGGTCAAAAGGCTTTTGAAGAATCAATTGTTGGAAACTTAGCGGCTTTGCAGGATCCTCCAGATCAGGTAGCTCCAAGTGGAGGAGGTTTACAGCTTGCAAGTCTGCTTGATTCAAGTTTACTTGGTGATGCAAAAAACACTACACCAGGTGATATAAGCCGTGGAGCTTTTGGGATTACGCCAACGACTATCGATAGAAAAGCAAATACTGTTCTTGATAATTTGAAATTAGATGATTTAAGTTTAATAAATCAAAGACCAGATGTTTTAAGCACTAGGGCTTCATTGCCTGCACTGCCATCAACTACAACACAAAAGACAGCGCAGACTGACGATATTCAAAAAGCTTTTGAAAGATCTAACAGAGAGGGTGTTCAAATACCTGCTAATATTAGTTTTAGAGATTTAATTCAAGCTACAACGCCTGGCACACCTGAATATGAAGCAACTAAAGGTGGTGATTTAACTTCAATTATATCTCCGCCAGGTTCAAGTGGTGTTTTTGGCACTCCATTAATGGAAAGAAATCTTCAACAAACAACAACACCATCAGTTGACCAAGGCATTGTACCCGTTGGTGAGTTTGATGTTAAACCACCTGCAACATCACCAGCACCAGTTGACGAGGGCATTTTGCCAGTAGGTGAGTTTAATGTTCGATCACCTATAGATCCATTTGCCATACAACCTACTTTTCAAAACATTGGACTACCAGGTGCTGGTAATCTTCCGACAGTAGGCTCTACCAGAAGCACAGTTGCCCAAGATCAAGCTAGGGCTATTGCTAATTTAGTTGGTGATAGAAAACCAACGATTGGTGAGCAATTACAACAGAATATTTTAGAAGAAAGAGGCAGAGCGTTAGGTCCTACGACTTTCAGTGATGATTTAGCTAATTTTTCACAAAACATTGTTGGACAGCAACCAACAGTAGACACTGTATTCGACATTGATACAACATCAATTCAGCCGACTAGTCAGAGTGCTGGAGTTCAAGAACTATTAGATCGTGGTGCAGCGGCACAAAGACAAAAGAATCAAGCAGAGCAAGATAATTTAGCGGCAAGACAATCTTTAGGAGTTGGGATTCCTCCGATAGATGCAACTAATTTACAATCAAGAAATGTTATGGGTAGAGATATTACACAGCCAATTGATCCGAATGTATCGATTGTAGGTGACGATGTTGAACCAGAATTAGATGTTGCTGATATTGTAGGTGATGTAACTCAAGAAAGAGTTGCTGATATATTGAACAGACCAGAAGCTTTTAAGTCCACATTCAAGATTGGTGATGCAGAGTTTCCAAGTTTACTTGCAGCAATAGCAAATAAAGCTGGGTCATTTTTTGACAGACGATTATTTGATGGGATTGTCAGCAAGGGATTAGATGCAGTTGTTGATCCAGATACTGGCAGGATTATTGGTGCTAAAGATGAGTTTGGTAATTTGATTGAGGGTCGTGATTTAGAGCAGTTTCAAGCTGGTGATGACAATGAAGATCCTATTAAGAAATTTCTTGAAAAAGCGACAGAAGAAGAGGAAGAAGAAGACAAGCCACCAAACGTAATAGGTGGTGGAGTTCCTGTTCCAGTAAGAGATCCAGATCCAACAGTAGTTAAGTCTAAGTTTCCTGAATCCACTGCTTCATTTACACCAGTTGATTTCAGTGCTGGTAATTTAAATGATTTAATTGAGAGAATTACAGGGGTTAAGGCACCTAGATCATTACAAGATGGTGGAGCTGTTGGAGCCGTTGACAGGTTTTTATCTAAAGTAGCATGACCAATTTAGAATATGCCGAATATTTATCTGATGAGGAGTTACAAAAGGCAGCTCCTTTAATAAGAAGGCTTAAGAAACTTGAAGAACGCACTGAATCACAAGAAAATTATTTAACATTTGTGAAAAATATTTGGTCTGGATTTATTGAAGGCAAGCATCATAAGATATACGGACAAAAGCTTCAAGATGTAGCAGATGGCAAGATCAAGCGTTTAATTGTCAACATGCCGCCTAGACATACAAAGTCGGAGTTTGCAAGTTATTTATTTCCTGCGTGGTTGATGGGAAAACGTCCCGATTTAAAGATAATACAAGCAACGCACACGGCAGAACTTGCTGTCGGCTTTGGTCGTAAGGTTAAAAACTTAATTGATAGCGAAGATTTCAGAGATGTGTTTCCAGATGTTAAATTAGCATCTGATGCGAAGGCTGCAGGTCGTTGGTCAACAAATGGTGGCGGAGAATACTACGCTGTTGGAGTTGGAGGTGCGTTAGCTGGACGTGGTGCTGATTTGTGTATCATTGATGATCCAGTATCAGAGCAAGATGCGTTAAGTCCAACGGCTTTGGATAGTATTTACGAGTGGTATACATCTGGTCCACGTCAAAGATTACAACCAGGTGGTTCAATTATCATTGTTATGACCAGATGGGGTATAAAGGATTTAACGGCTAGGGTTTTACAAAAACAATCTGAAGGTGGAGCTGATAGGTGGGATGTCGTGGAGTTTCCTGCTATATTTCCAGACACAGGCAATGTTTTATGGAAAGAATATTGGTCAAAAGATGAATTAGAGGCTGTCAAAGCGTCAATACCTGTGTCAAAATGGAACTCTCAATATATGCAGAACCCGACTGCGGAAGAGGGTGCAATAATAAAAAGGGAGTGGTGGAATGTTTGGGATCGTAGTGAGCCACCTCCGTGTTCATACATCATACAGTCCTATGACACGGCTTTCACAAAGACTGATCGCTCTGACTATAGTGCTATTACTACTTGGGGCATTTTTACACCTATTGAAGGAGAAGGAGATGCCATCATCTTGCTTGATGCAGAAAAAGGTCGTTGGGATTTTCCAGAACTTAAGCTTAAAGCACAAGAATTGTGCGAAGCATATGATCCTGACATGATTTTAATTGAGCAAAAAGCTAGTGGTACGCCTTTGACACAAGAGCTTAGACGTATGGGTATTCCAGTTACACCCTTTACACCGAGCAAAGGTGCTGATAAGTTTGCAAGAATGAATGCTTGTGCTCCTGTCTTTGAGAGTGGTATGGTTTACAGACCAGATGCTAATTTTGCGGAGGAAGTTGTTGAAGAATGTGCGAGTTTTCCACATGGAGATTATGATGACTTGGCAGATTCAATGACACAGGCTATACTAAGATTTAGACAGGGTGGTTTCATCACTACTCCTGATGACGATGAACCAGAACCAGTTTATAGAAAAAAAATGGAGTATTATTGATGAAAGACAAAATGAAAAGGCTTGCAGAAAAAATAGCTAACCCAGGTGATTTAGTTAAAGCTAATATATACTCAAACCCAATAAAAAACATAGGTAAAGTTATGCAAATAGAAATTGCAAAAAAGATTGCAGGCAAACCTAAAAAAATGGAAATGGGTGGTGAGGTTATGGACATGACTAAAGCACAACCTGTTGGCATGATGGACGGTGGTAAAGTCAAGAAGATGAACATGGGTGGTGTCATTGGTGGTCGTGGTGGTAAGTTTAAAGGTATGATGTAATGTCAATTAAGTCTGCTGATCCATTTGGTGATAAGAGAAGAAAAGAAACTGCAAAAATGACTGCGAAGTTTAAGAAAGGTGCAGGTAAAGCTCGAAGAACTAAAACAAAGCCGATTAAATTGACAATACAAAGTGCAAGTATAACTAGTCCTAAAGGAATGGATATAGAGAAAAACATGATAATGCCTAAGATGATGAGTGAAGGTGGCATTGTAGACATGACACGATCAATTATAGTTAACCCAGAAACAGGAGAGTAAAATGGCAAAAAAAACTAGTGGTGTTAAAATGGGACCTAAGATACCTGGAGTTATAAAAGATCCTGTCAAAGTTAAGCCAATTCCAATGAGTGTTTTAAAAAAGATTATGGGTACTGATGTTCCTTTAGCAATTAAAAAGAAAGATGGTGGATTAATAGACGCAATTAAAAAAGTAAAAGCCAAAGAAATGAAAGCAGGTGGTGAGGCAGTGCCTGCTAAGTTTAAAGGTTTTTCAAAATTACCAGAAGCAGTGCAGCAAAAGATGGACCCATCATTAGCTGAACGATTTGAAGATGGTGGACCTGTTAAGATGGGCTCTGGTGGCGGTGTCTGCAAAGGCATGGGCATGGCAAGAGCTGGAGGCAAATTTAAAGTAAGGTAGTATTATGGCTATTGAAAAGGTTAACGGAGTAGAGAATGTTGAAGCACCTCAAGGTGTAACAGCAATAGAAATCGAAGAAGCACCGATTGCAGATAACATCACAGAAATGGATGATGGATCAATTGTTATTGGTGAAGTAGAAGAACAAGTTGCTCCTATACAAGTTCCTTTCAATGCAAACCTTGCCGATTTTATGGATGAAGCTGATTTAGGCAAAATATCATCCGAACTTGTTAACGAAATACAAGAAGATACAAACTCTCGTAAAGAGTGGGAAGATCAATACAAAAATGGTCTTGAATTATTAGGAATGAATTATGAAGACAGAGCAGAACCTTTTGAAGGTGCCTCTGGCATAGTGCATCCATTATTAGCTGAATCTGTTACACAGTTTCAAGCACAAGCATATAGAGAATTATTACCTGCAGGAGGTCCTGTAAAAACAGCCGTCATTGGACAAGAAACACCTGAAATTTTAGCACAGGCTGAACGTGTAAAGAATTACATGAATTATCAAATAACATACGAGATGGAAGAGTATGATCCAGAATTAGATCAGATGTTATTTTATCTTCCAATCGTAGGTTCATCATTTAAAAAAGTTTATTTTGACCCATCTATGCAACGAGCTGTGTCTAAATTTGTACATGCGGAAGATTTAATTGTTCCG